TGCGTCGGAAATCGCTGATGGCCACATAGGTCACGCCGGGCACGGGCCTTCGAAGGATGTCCCAGGGGTAGCCGTAGTGAGGGATAGTGCAGTCGGGGTCGAGATAGGTGGCGTCGTGAGTCCAGGCGAGGTAGTGGCTCGTCTTCTCAGCGGCCAGCTCGGCCAGGGCGGCGGTGGCAGCAAGATTGAGGTGCATAGTGAGAAGGTTGTGGACGATGCAGGAATGGACGCCAGCAAGAAGGGGGCGCAGCCTCTCTCTGATCCTGTCCTTGAGAGCGAAGAACTCGTCCGGTACCAGGCCCTCCCTGAGCTGCGGTTCCATCTGCGCGTAGGGTGGATACCCGGAGGAGATCTCAGGAACAATGGCGGCACTGACGTCGCCCGTCTGGTTCCCCCGGCCGGCCACAATGGTCACCTCGAATCCCTCCCGCGCCAGGAACCTGGCCTGAATGTCCATGACGATCTCTACCCCGCCTATGACCGGGGGGCAGCTGTAATGAACGATGGCGGCTTTCATCAGCCAACCTCTGGAACTTAGCTAGCCCTGCTGAACGCCACTGATCAGTCTCTATTCTAGGTCCTGGGGCAGGTACGTCAACCTGTGTTCGCCGATGCGGGAAGGACCCAAGTCGTAGGCCATTCGGCGCAAGCTGGAGGAGATTTCGGACTTAGCTGGTGCCGAGGGGCAGAGTCGAACTGCCGACACCGTGATTTTCAGTCACATCCCCATCCTATCTAGCCCACCGCCTCCAACCCACTCGTCCACGAGGTTACGAAAAGGTTACAGTTCTCCTCTCGCCCCCTGGCGCGGTGCGGTAGAATGGGTGTGCGATGCTCTACCCACGAGCCATCTGGAAGCCAGTCCCGAACTTCGGCTACCCCCAGGGGACGCACGGCCAGCTCCGGGCCAACGGCCCGAGGGGCAGCTTTTGGCACGACAACCAGGGCTGGCGCAACGGAGCCTTCTCCACCTTCTGCGACCCCGACCGCGGCTCCGCCCACATCAACTTCAACTTCGACGGCCCGCCTTGGCAGTTCGTTGACTTCGACGACGCCGCCTGGCACGCCGGAGGCCGCATCCCGACGGGCCACAACGACCTCGCCAACCTGTTCTTCTGGGGGTTCGAGTTCGAGGGCGGCTACCCAACCCCCACACCCATCACCGACTACCAGATCGCTGAGGCCGTCAAATGCACCCGCTGGCTCGCAGACACCTACGGCTTCCAGTGGAAGGCCGTCAGGCGCGAGGACCTCTGGGAGCACCGCGAGGTCTACCCGACGAGCTGTCCCAACGACCGCATCCCCTGGCCCAAGGTCATCGCCGCCCTAAAGGAGCAGCCCATGGACTGGAAAGCCGCCAAGCTCGAGCTCATCGACGACCACCAGGACGAAGACGCCGCCTTCTGGGAATGGGTGCACTCCTTCCCAGAGACGCAGCAGCAGAAGGACAACGCCCAGCGCCAGGGCGTCGAAGACAGCCGATACGCCCTCTTCAAGGCGGCCCGCCAGCGCTTCACCGAGAAGCAAACGGTTTGGCGCCCATGATCGCTCTCCGCCCCTACCAGGCCGAGGCCGCCCGCGCCATCCTCGCCTCAGCCGTCAACAACCTCGGCCTCACGTTCACCGTCGAGATGGCCCGGCAGTCGGGCAAGAACGAGCTCTCGGCCTGGCTCGAGACGGCGCTCCTCACCAGGAACATCTCAGCCGGAGGCACCGGCATCAAGACGGCCCCCACCTTCCGCCCCCAGATCCTCACCTCCATCGACCGTCTCAAAGCCCACCTCGACGCCGCTGGCTACGCCGGCCTCTGGCGCTCCACCGAGGGCTTCATGGTCTGGTTAGGCCGCGCCCGCTGGCTCTTCCTCAGCGCCGAGCCCACCGCCAGCGTCGTGGGCGCCACCGCCCACCTGCTGCTAGAGCTGGACGAGGCCCAGGACGTCCCCGCCGAGAAGTTCAACAAGGACTTCCGCCCGATGGCAGCCACGACCAACGCCACCACCGTCCTCTACGGGACGGCGTGGGACGACACCACCCTACTTGAGCAGACCAAGCAGCAGAACCTCCTCCTCGAGCACCAGGACGGCATCCGACGCCACTTCGAGTACGACTGGCAGCGGTGCGCCGACTGCAACCCCGCCTACGGCGACTACGTCGAGGGCGAGCGAGACCGACTCGGCCCCAACCACCCGCTCTTCACCACCCAGTACGAGCTCAAGCCGCTCACAGGCGGCGGCCGCCTCCTGTCGCCAGCCCACCTCAAGCAAATCCAGGGCGACCACCCGCGCCAGGCGGCCCGCGAGGCGGGCAGCGCCTACGTCGCGGGCCTGGACGTCGCCGGGGAAGCCCCACCCGCCGACCTTCTAGCTAGAGGCCACGACGACACCGTCCTCACAATCGGCAAGCTCAGCCAGCACACGGGACGCCACGGGCCACTCCCCCACGTCGCCGTCCAGAACGTCTACCGCTGGCGCGGAACGCCCCACAGCACCCTCTACGACGAGATCGGAGACCTCCTGCAGCACACCTGGGCCGTCCGCTGCGTCGCCGTCGACTCCACAGCTATGGGGGAAGCCGCCGCCATCCTACTCGCTCGCCGTTTAGGTCAGCACCGCGTCATCGCCTACCGCTTCACCGAGGTCTCCAAGTCCCACCTCGGCTACGAGCTGCAGGCCGCCGCCAACACCAACCGCCTCTCCATCTGGCAGCCCGACAGCTCGCCCGAGCACCAGGAGTTGACCCGCCAGCTCGCCCTCTGCCGCGCCGTCTACAAGCCCAACCGCATCCTCCAATTCTTCCTCGCCCCCGACGAAGGGCACGACGACATGGTGATCTCACTCGCCCTCTGCATCGAGGCCGCCAACGTCACCACGCCGACCCTCGCACGTGGTATCATCCGACCATGAACGCCAAACCGTTCCCCCAGCAGCTCGCCGACCAGCCCCGACTCCGTGACTACAAGGCCAACCTCGACTTCTACAACGGCCTCCAATGGCCCGGCCGTCGCACCACCGACAAGCGCCGACGTCTCACCCTGAACTACGCCCGCACCATCGTCGAGAAGACCGCCGCCTACACCATGGCCGGCCGCACCATCCGCATCCTCCCCGCCGTCGACTCACCCGAGGCCGACGCCCTGGCCCACGCCGCCGAGGCCGTCCTCCGGGAAGCCACCGACGCCAACAGCCTCGACCGCATCGACTTCGACACCGAGATCGACACCGCCGTGCTGGGCGACGGGGCCTTTAAGGTGGCCTGGAACCAGGCCGACAGCCGCCCAATCGTCACGGCCCCGGACGTCCAGGGCATCTTCGTCTGGCCCATGCCCCACAATCTCACCGACTACTGGCAGGTCGCCCACCGCTACACCCTCACCGCCGACCAAGCCCTCGCCGCCTTCGGCGTCAAGCCCACCAAACCCACCGCCACCATCGTCGAGCGCTGGACAGACCCCGAACTCGAAATCTGGCTCGACAACGCCCTGGTCAGCACCGACCCCAACCCCTACGGCCTCATCCCCTTCGTCATCTTCCCCAACTCGCCCGTCCCAAAGCAGTTCTGGGGCGCGTCCGACATCACCCCCATCCGCGACGTCGCCCAGGAGCTGAACCGCGAGGTCTCCGTCCTGAGCACCATCATGGAGCTGTCCGGCAACCCCATCACCGTCCTGGCCGGGGTCGACGAGGCCCAGGACATCGCCATCGACGCGGGCGCGGTCTGGACACTGCCCGCCGAGGCCAAGGCCTACCTCCTCGACCTACTCTCCGGCGGAGGCGTCAGCCTCCACGTCGAATACATCAACACCATCTACCGCGCCCTCCACGACCTGGCCGAGACGCCCCGGACTACCTTCGGCGACACGGGCCGCGCCCTCTCCGGCGTCGCCCTACAGATGGAAGTCCAGCCCCTCTTGCAGAAGGTCGCCCGCAAACGCCTCATCAGAACCGCCGCCTACGCCCGCCGCGCCCGCATCGTCCTGGCCCTAACCGACCTCTTCACGGGCACCGCCCACCTAGCGGCCGGCACCATCACCGTCAACTGGGGAGACGTCACCCCCGAGGACAAACCCTCCGACGCCGCCACCGAGACCCAGCTCTGGCAGGCCGGACTCTCAGCCGCCACCACATCCATGTCCAGGCTCGGCGCCGACGACCCCGACGCCGAATGGGCCAAGGTCATCGAGCAGGCCCGCCAGCTCGCCGAGGCCAAGGCCCCCACCGCGCCCACACCCCAGCCTTGACAACTACACGGAACCGTGTAACATGGGCCCCACAAGGAGGTCGCCATGGCCGAGATCGATGACGCAGAACTCCAAGCCCTCAGAGACAAGGCCGCATCCGCCGACGCCCTCCAGGCCAAGGCCAGCGAAGCCGAGGCCGCCACCGCCGCCCTCGCCCAGGCTCAGGCCGACGCCCACACAGCCACCGAAGCCGCACGAGCCGCCATGATCATCGCCAACCCCCACATTCCAGCCGACCTTATCCAGGGCGAGACCATCCAGGCCATCGAGGCCTCCCTTGCCGCCGCCACCGCCATCGCCAACCGACTGGCCGAGGCCGCAGCCACCGCTCCCAAGGCCCCGCTCGGCTTCGTCACCGGGGGCACTCAGCGCCTGGCCACCGCAGCGCCAGAGGGTATCCGAGGCATCGAGCGCATCCGATTCGGGCTCGCTAACAGGAGCGTGTAGCTATGGCTCTCACACTCGCCGAGGCAGACAAGTATTCGACCAACCAAGTCCTGGTCGGCGTCGCCGAGATCTCCGTCCAGGTCAACCCCCTCCTTGGCCTCATGCCCTTCGTGCCCATCCGGGGCAACGCGCTCCAATACCAGCGTGAGCTCGCCGTCGCCGCCCCCACCTTCATCGCCCCAGGCGGCACCGTCACCGAGACGACACCGACCACCACCCAGTGCACCCTCGCCCTCAAAATCCTCATCACCGACGCCGACATCGACAAGTTCCTCGCGGTCACCCGTTCCAAGGACCAGGACCTTATCGCCGAACTCCTGACCATGAAGGCCCGCAACTTCGCCGACGTGTGGGGCGACAAGGCCATCTACGGCAGCATCGACACCGACCCCAACGAGTTCGACGGCCTCCACGAGATCATCTCCGACGACGCCACCGCACAGCAGGTACACGCGGGCGCCACCACCGTACTAGGCGCCGGCAGCTTCTCACTCCTCGACCAGCTCATCGACCTGGTCATCCCCCGCCCGACCTGCCTACTCGCCAGCCGCCGCAGCATCCGCGGCATCCAGAAGCTCGCCCGCTCCCAGGGTTGGGACTTGGCCCTGTCCACCATCCAGGGCATCAGCCGACAAGTCCGCTTCTACAGCGACGTGCCGATCCTGCCATGCGACTTCATCGGCGACGTCGAGACCATCTCCTCCGGCGCCTTCGCCACCAAGACCGGAGGCCTCGGCTCCTCCATCTTCGCCTGCCGACTCGAGGACACCGGCCTGTTCGGCATCAGCGCCGATGACCCCAGCGCCCAGGACGACCTCGAGCGCATCATCCAGCTCGAAACCATCGGCACCCTCGAGACCAAGGACGCCAACCGCATCCGCATGAAGGCCTACACCGCCATCGCCCTCAAGGCCACCCAGGCCGTCGCCCGCCTGGACGGCATCTCTGGCGCCCTCGACTGGACGAACTAGCGTGGCCGGCGTCTACTGCGACCGCTGCATGACCAAGGTCCTGCTCGAACAGGACGGCGCCTCCTGCTCCAACTGCGGCGCCATCCTCGTCACCAAGGCACCCCAACCACCCGCCCGCAAGCCAAAGAAGGCCAAATAAGGAGACACCATGCCCTACATTCTCCAACCCTCCAAGTTCGACAAACCTCCCAACTAGAGGGACTAACCGCCATGAGCGTCGGCCACGACAGCGCCTGGCTGAAAGAGAACCTCACTGCCACCCAGACGAACCAGCCGCTGTCCCTACTCGGCTACACCGCCGAGACCGAATACATCTGTCCCTTCGCCCTCTGCGTCTCCCGCATCCGCGCCATCCTCACGGAGAAGCGCACCGCCGGCACCCTCACCGTCACCATCTGGAAGAACGGCGCCGCCGTCGCCTCACCCGCCGCCCTCACCCTCGACGCCAGCAACCCCCAGTTCCGAGACGTCGCGGTCGACCAGTCCCAGGCGACCCAGTTCGCCCTCGGCGACCGACTGGCCCTCGTCTTCACCACCGACGCCGCCTGGCTCCCCGTCACCAGCGACCTTGTAGCCATCGTCAGCCTCGCGAGGCCCTACGGCCCATGAGCAAGCGCACCCGCTCGTCCAAGGCCATCGGCGCCGCTATCTACGCCCCCATCGTCAGCGCCCTCGTCTCCGCCGCCGTCGCCCTGATCACCGCCCTGACGGGCACGATCGTCTCAGCCATCCGCGCCATCCGCCGCCGTTGGAAGGGAGAGAAGGAATGTCCACCACCACAGCCGCCGAGCTCATAGACGTCCCCACCGACGAGATCATCCAGCTCCATCACAACTGCCTGCTTGAACTCCTGCGCCGCCACCCCCCGACCTGGCCCACGTCACCCGTCTACCACATGACAGCCCGCCTCTTCGCCACCACCAGGGAGCTCCACGCCGCCATCTCCGAACTCGACCACCAGGAGTCCGTCCCCCGATGACCACCATCGACGCCGTCCGCGCCCGACTGCGAGTCGACCTGGACGACCTCGACCCCACCGCCTACCGCTGGACAGACGCCGAGCTCGACCGCCACATCAACAACGCCCTCAACCGCCTCAGCCTGGCGATCCCCCGCCAGCTCCGAACCACCCTGCAGACCACCGCAGGCAGCCGCGACATCTGGCTCCTCTCGCTCGAGCCACGGCTTGGCGTCTCCCGCGTCGAGTACCCGGCCGGCAACTACCCGCCCACCTACGTCCGCTTCGCCATCTGGGGCTCCCTACTCACCATCCACGGCGACGCCCCCACGACCGCCGCCGACCTCACCGTCTACTGGCTCGCCGCCCACGTGCTCGACCAGTCCGGCTCCTCCCTCGACGGCCCCCTTGTCGACGTCCTCCTAGACGGCGCCGCCGCCTACGCCGCCTCCCAGATGGCCTCCTACGTCACCGAGCGCGTGTCCAGCGGCGGCCCCGCCGCCGACAAGGACTACGCCGCCTTCTCCACCCGCAAGATGCGGGCCTTCGACTCAGCCCTCAAAGCCCGGGGATCCCGCGCCTCGCTCCGCTCCACCACCCTCTACACGCCCACCGAGCCAGCCCCCAGCCAGGACAGCGACCCAGGCCCATGAGCCACGAGCGGGCCAAGAGCCGCACCCACGCCACCGCTCCCTCCTACCGCCGCATCCAGCGCGCCTTCAACCAGCACCAACTCCGCATCGCCAAGCTCGAAAGCCTCAGGAGCCGCAGGTGCGCACCCTCCCCGCAGCCCTGACCGCCGCCCAGCGCGCACGCTCCCGCAAGCCCTACCTCAACGTCACCATCTCCAACCGCTTCCCCTCAGACGTCACCCCCATCTGGACGAACCTCTACGACGGGGCCGAGGCCGACGGCCCCCACGCCGCCGCAGCCACCACCAACGGCTACCTAACGAGGGTTCGAATCTCCGCCAACGGCCTCTACCGCAACCGCGCCAACCCCGCCAGCTCTCCCGACTGGTCGACCTGGACGAACTGGCGCGCCGCGACCCGCCTCTGCGCCATCGCCCGCTACGGCAACAACCTGGCCGCCTTCGCCGTCGACAACGCCACACCCACCCTCATCTACCTATCGGAGAGCGCCGACGGCGGAGCCAACTGGGGCGCGTTCGCCCTGGCGATCACCCACTCCTCGACCGTCGCCTACATCGCCGCAGCCAGGAAGTCCAACGGCGACCTCTGCGTCATCGTCAACGACGGCAACAACATCGCCGCCTACCGCCGCCTGTCCACCGTCTGGCAGGCCAAGGTCGTCTCCACCACCAACCTCTCCATCTCCGGCCTCGCCATGTACTACGAAGCCGACTGGAACTGCATCGTGACGGGCCAGTTCGCCTGGGCCAACAGCGTCGTCGGTCGCCAGCTCTTCGGCGACGGCTACTCCCAGGCGGTCGGCACGTGGAGCACCCTCCTACCCATCGTCAGCTCCATCATCACCGCCTACGTCGGCTACAGCGCGCCGTTCATCGACTACCCCAACATCGTCCGCCTCACCTTCCGCGAGAGCTACGGGGGCGTCGTAGCCTACGACCGCATCATGATGACCTCCATCCCCGCCACCCAGGACTTCGTCAACATCAACGTCTGGCGCGAGCCCATCCCGCTCGCCGAAGGCCACACCTACGGGCTCGCCATCTGCAGCCAGCCATCGTCACCCTACCCCTTCTACCTGTGCAGCCCACGCCACGTCGACACCGCCCCGGCCTCGGCTTCCTCCCTCGACGTGACCGCCGACGTCCTGTCCGCAGACGTCCACGAGACCGACGTCCTCCACCCCAGCATCAGCACCATCGTCCTCGACAACTCCTCCGGTCGCTACAACACGCTCGGCTCAGGGGCTAACCTCGCCATCCGCAAGGGCGCCCAGGTCCGCGCCAGCCCAGGCTACAACGCCCTCAAGTCCGACGGCCCCACCTTCTGGATCGTCGGCCTCCACCACACCTACCCCCGCAAAGGCGGCGTCGCCACCCTGACCATCCTGGCCGCCGACGCCTGGTCGTTCCTGGCCCGCTGGACCGCACCCACCACCTACACCTTCCTCGCCACCAAGAACTGCTTCCAGCTCGCCTGGTTCCTCTTGTCCCGACTCGGCTTCGAGTTCTCGTCCTTCGGCTCTTCCCCCGCCCTCGTCAACATCTACCCCACCTTCGTCGTCACCGCCGGAACCACCGGCCTCGCCGCCATCCGCAACCTCTTCCGCCACGTCCCCGACGTGCTCATCACCCGCTCAGCCTTCGTCTACGCCTACTATCCCCAGGCCAGCGACGCCAGCGAGGCCTCCTACGCCTACGACCACAACCCGACCACCCAGCACGAGATCACCGCCATCGACTACCACGACGACCTGAAGGACGCCAACCACCAGCGCGTCATCGCGGGCCTACTTGCCAACATCCTCGGCGAGGCCCTTGACCTCGACGACATCCGCCTCTTCTACGCCAGCGCCCACCAGGTCGCCGACCCCAACATCACCACGGGCGCAGACGCCACCGACCGCGCCATCGCCGAGCAGCGCCGCGTCGACATCCCCGCCAACGCCGACCACCTCGTCGCCCCCGTCCACTGCGGCGTCGAGGTCTTCGACACCATCGCCATCACCGACCCCCGCCTCGGCCTCGTCGCCGCCAAACGTCGGGTCCTCGCCATCCACCTCATCTACAGACGCACCACCCAGCCAGTCTACGAGCACGTCCTGACACTAGGAGCCGTCTGATGGTCCAGCCGTCCACCCTGCCAGCCGAGGCCCTGCACAAGGGCTTCATCCGCGCCTACTACGTCGGCACCCACACCGCCGACGTGCAGCTCGCCGCCTCCACCCTCGAGACGCTGCCCGCAGTCCGCGTCGCCACCCACATCCAGGCCGCCGACTGCGTGGTCGACCGTGAGTGCACTGTCCTCTTCTTCGACGCCTCCAACCCAGCCGACGCCATCGTCATCGCCATCCAGGGCGCACTCCCCTCAGGAGGAGGCGGGGGCGTCAGCGACCACGGCCTCCTCACCGGCCTAGGCGACGACGACCACCTCCAATACGCCCTCCTGGCCGGGCGCGGTGGCGGCCAGACCCTCATCGGCGGCACCGCCAGCGGCGGCAACCTCCTCCTCCAGTCGACGGCCCACGCCACTCGTGGCCGCGTCTACGCCCTCGACGACCTCCAGCTTCTCTCCGACATCCTCCGCGGCTCCGACGGCACAAACCGCCTCCAGTTCGCCCCCGCCAGCCCTCACCTCACCCTCACAGGCCAGACCAAGATCACTGGCGAGACCGCCGTCGGCGGCGGCGCACCAGAGACCAACAAGGGACTGATCATCGCACCCTCGCCCCTCCCCTCCACCTCCTCCTGGACTGGCATCTATGGCGCTCCCCAGGTGTCGATACCCTCCGGCTCACCCTCCGGCTCCCTATACGGCCTGTCCTTCGTCCTCGCCATGACTGGCGGCGGCGGAGGCGCCATCGTCGACTACGCTCGCGCCCTGAACGTGGGCATCAACACCATGTCGCTCACCGCCACCATCACCCAGGCCGTCCTGGCCTACCTCTGCAGCCCACTCCTCTACTTCGGCACCCCGTCCATACCCACCTGGAAGGCCCTGTACGCTGGCCCCGTCGCCTCGAACAAGATCATCGACGCCTACGGCGCCCACATCGAGAACATCACCGCCAACACCGGCTTCACCCGCCTCCTCGAGATCGGCCCAGCCACGCCCTTCCTGCGACTGGTCGGAGGCGCCGACCCCGCCGCCAACGTCACCAACCTCTACCTCAAAGAGGGCGCCAACCTCCGCCGCGTCCAGGTCTACGACGACGGCGTCCGCAAGTACATGATTCTCGCCTAAGGAGGTCGCCATGCCCATCACCCACGAGAACGTAACCACCGTCGCCGCGCTCCTCACCGCCCTCCGCCAGCGCCACGACACCATCCAGCAGCTCGCCAACCAGCTCGCCATGCCCGTCATCTGGCGTTCCGTCGACGGCTCACTCTCCGTCCCCATCGCACCCGCCGAGATCGCCCAGCTCGAGGACTTCGTGAAGCTCTACCTCGACGAGTCGCAGGTCATCCACAGCACCCTACGCGCCATCCTTGCCAAGCCGTGATACACTGCCCACCAGGAGGCCAACCATGAACCTGACAATCGGGGACGTCGCGGCCATCGTCGTCAACACCACCCACGAGGTCGCCGCCCTGTGCCTACTTGTCGGCGCAGCGGAAGCCCTACCGGAGCAGCCACATGACCAAGGGCAGGAAGAAGGGCGCCCAACCGGGCAACCTCAACGCCCTCAAACACGGCTACTACTCGAAGGCCCTCACTAAAGCCCAGGCCCTACTCCTCAAGGCCGCCGAGAAGCTGCCCGCCGACGACCTCTCCCAAGAGGTCGCCCTTCTGCGTCAGCGCCTCTACTCGCTACTCCAGGCGTCACCCGACAAGCTCGAGCTCCTCAACGACACGGTGCGCACCCTCGCTCGACTGGCCGCCACCCACTACCACCTCAAGGGCTCAGACGCCGACCGCCTGACAGCGGCCATGCAGAACGTCTTGCAGTCCATCGAGACCACGCTCGGAGCGCCGGATGAGCCTCGACGCTCTTGACCTGACGACCGTCGCCCTCGCCGTGCTGGCCACCGCCCTCGCCGTCTGTGCGTTCGCCCTCGCCTTCATCGCCAAGACGATCCGCGAGTGGTGGACGTGGCGTAAGTAGCCGCCGACCGCTCCGTCGCATGCGGAAATCGGATGTGGCCACGTCGTTTTTCCGCAAGCGACCCATCCGCCACATTCTGTAGCACACCATCTGCTACACAATCCCCGGCAACGACTGCCGACGAGCCCCCACGATCGACGACAAGGCCCCTCCAACGTCCATGGCCATCGTCTAGCACCCCCCCCGCTCGTATCTGCGCGCTTCCATTCGTTTCCCGCGACGCCCCATTCGTTCCACGCCCAGCGAGGCGTCCTCCGTCTGCCGCTCTCACACGCCCGCCCATCTAGTCAGCCAATCCCCCTAGCCACCTCGAAGGGCCAGAAACGGGCCTCGCCGCGCACCTCCAGGCCCCACCCGCACCGGGCCACGCCGCCTTAGAGCAGGGGCCGGTAGGAACGCCCATGCCTAG